GATGGTTCCGGTATATATGCAGTTATCTTTGCCATTATCTTCTTCCTCCTGCTTCAATATCTAATCTTAAAGTTCCGTATCTCCAAGATTGATCTATTGCATCGTTTTCAATTTTTAAACTCACTTGTCTTCCTCGCACGCGCGTATCTACTTTATCAGTAGATGATGTAATAGTAAAGGGACCAGTAATAGTTGGTGGTGTTGTAGAAGGTGTTGAACTAGCATCTGCAGGATAATCTCTAAAGAATAAAGTTATTTTTGCATTACCTTCTAAGTTTTTAAAGTCCGGTATAAATCTTTTAACACGCATAATTAATTGACCATCTCCACCTAAACCTTGTTCAGATATATCATAGTCTCCAGATCTAATAAAAGCAGCAATAGTTGTTTTATTACCTGCTGAATCTACTTCGTTAAATCCACTTTCTTGTTCCCAATATTTAGTAGAACCAGGCGTAGATGTTACACCATTGATAGTTGGAAATGTAGGTGCAACACCTACAATATATTGTGTGGCATAAGGTAAATCAAAAGTATCAGAGTCTTGATAAGTAGTTCTAGCTAAAGATCCGGTAACCCATGTATTGTCTAAATAGTTATATACAACGTTTCTATCTATTTGTGTTTGTCCTGCTTTTGGATAAAACCAACCTACTTCATTATATAATGAATTAGTAAATGCATAAACAATTTCACCAGCATTATAGTTAATTCCTAAATTGTCTTGACCAATATCTGTAAATACAAAGTCTTCTACAAGCGACGGTAATTGTTTTACTGTTCCATCATAGACAAAAAATCCACCAGAAGCACCCATCCAAAATACAGCACCCTGTGCAAATGCCATTGCATGTTGACCAATACATCCACAATTTGTTCCAACCTGTCTAACAGAAAATGTAAAAGGAGGCCCTACAAATTGAATAACGTATGCAGCCTGATCTGTTAATACAAAAATATAATCTTTACCCTGTATTGCTCCTCGAATCTCGTTGCCCGTATCTAGTCTAAAAGTTCCTGCAGTATTAGTTACCGTTGGATTCCAAGTATTAATATCTTCTTGATTTGAAAATCTTATAAACATTGGATCTTGAGTAGAGGGTGTTCCAATAGTTGTTTCAGTACCTAGTGCAAATAAATGTCTATCTCTGTCTGATACAATTGTCATAATAGATGACGTTGGAGCGTTTGCAACAACTGTAGCTCTTGTTTGAAGAGCAGTTGATCCTACAGGACTCCAAGTAAATATTCCACCATTCTTGACTGTAGCAACGAGTATCTGGCCAAAGTTATCGAGTGACCAGGAGGCAGCGGCGAGTGTTGTTGTAGTTGTATTTGATTGTAATCCCCAACCAACCCAACTTGAAGCATCAGTTACAATTGCATTATCTAAATGTGATGCTGCAGTTGTACCATTGGTACCTCTTACACAACCTGTAAAAGTTGTCCCAGTTAAACCTGTATAAGTAATTAATTCAGAATCAATATCTATTGTTCCAGTAGCTGGAAATCCTGTTGTTGAATCAACTGTAACGGTTGTTGTTGAATTATTTATTGCTCCATTTAATTGATTTGTAATTGATGTTGGAATTGATCCACCCCAATAACCTGTTCCCCAACCATAAGCTGAAGTTTGAGTAGTAGGTCCTACAAAAATATAAGGAGTTGTAGTAATAGTTCCACCCGCTGTAACTCCTGTTCCAGTTTCTATAACGGGCATAGTAACTGTAAAAGTAGCTGATGTGGGAACGGATAAAACTTCAAAAGTATTAGTTGTAAAATCTGCAGATGTAAAACTTGTTGTAGGTGATCCTGGTGTTGTTACAGATGTAAATAAAATGTAATCTCCAACTTCTAATCTATGTGCTGTTTTATTAATGGTAACTGTTGCAGAGCCAGTTGTTGAAGTATAGGTGCAAGATGTAAGAGCTGTATCAAGGGGTGTAATATCATAAAAAGTACCCTCATAATAAATAACTAATAATTTTGAAGTTCCTATTGCTGCATATTTTTTACCATCTAATGCAGTCCAAGTGTGTTGATCGCGCGCAGGACCAGCTAATGTTGAAGATAATAACTGTTCAAATCCACCTATTTTCTCTGGTTCTCCATATCTAAACCTTACAAAATCACCATCAATCCATTGCCCTTCGGCTCCGGTTGCTGTTTGTTGTTTATTAAATCCAGGCTTAAATTGTATTTTCTGTAATGGCATAAGAAGTCTCTATACCACCAAATCTATTGATTTACACTATTTTAGTGAATGGTGGTAATCCTAACAGAGGTCTTTTATCATATAAATTGGAATCTGCAAACTGTCCATTTACATGATTATAATGCAAGAAAACTTGCGCACAAGTATTGCCTGTAAATTCTTCTCTCCAATGTTCAAGTTCACATCCAGAATATACTAACATATCACCCGGTTCCAGATCCACTCTTATACCTGCTGGAGCATCTGGTTTCATTATATTCTTATATTCATCAATTACGTTATTACTTCCTGTTGTATCTAAATAGATAGCCCAAGGATCCCCACCTAAATTTAATGTAGTAGATATCTCACAAGATGGTCTATCTTTATGTCTTTTTAAAATAGAACCTTTCTCGTACACGCGCGCGTACGAGTACGTAGGTATTAAATTAAGACCTGTCTCTTTCATCATAATAGGCATAACTTTCATTAGTAATGTTTCCATTACAAAGTCTGCATAATGAGAATATACATTTGGAACCTGTTGATCTTTCCAAGTACCAAATAAACTATTTTCAGCTACTAGATTATTTGAATACATAAAGTGAACAGCATCTCGTTTAAGTAAAAAATAATTATATATAAAATTAGCAAGATCATAAGATACTGCTTTTTTAATCACTTGATATTTGTTCTGGGCAAAACTCATAGATTATTCTCCTTTAATAGATTATTTACTTCATTTATATTCTGTCCATATACCTTTAACATATCTTCATCATAAATAAAGTCTGGTTTTTCAAAAGGATGATGTTTTAAAGTAAGAACATTAACAACTTGCATGAATTTTGCCTCGCGCGCATCCGATGGTTTATAACATAAAGTTGCACCATACTCTTGGCGCTGTAATTCTAAATATCTATTAGTCCCTGTTTGAATTACATTTTCATTAAATGGATGTAAAACAATTGGGCATAATAATCCTAATTCTTCCATTTGACCTTTAACTCTTTTAACAGATCTCTCTATTGGTTTATGTGTTAAACTTAAATCTTTAAGTTGTTTCATTATAAGTCTATTTTTAAATAGTTGGTATTTTGGATAAGCAATCTTATCCATTACACAAACATTCCCTTTTGTAAAAAATTAAAAGATACAGATATTCTAATATCATTAGATTGATTCGTATCTACACAATGATTCAACCATGAGGGAAACATAATAAGTCGTCCTGCAATTGGTTCAAAGTGAACTTCATTCCATAAATGTTTAGGAAGTTGTCCTTGTTTGCGTCTAGGTCTTGATATGTTAATACAAGGTTTTGGATCTTCTACTTTTAAATGTCCACTATTAATTGGAGCTTTAACATAATAAACTCCAGACCATAATGAATTAGGATGAGTATGTGCTCTATTATAACCACCTGGAGAATTAATATTGGCCCACATATTTCCAAGAAAAGGTTCATTATCTAGTGATTCATCTTTATAAATAAATTGCTGTGCTTGATATAATATATCTACTAACATTTTATATTCTGGTTTTTCATGCATATCAGTTGGAGAATGCCAACCATTTACATTAGTCTTTTGAACTCCTTTATCTTGTCTAGACCAATTAATAATATTTTGTTCTAATTGTGCATTAAATTCAGGAGTGCCTACATCTTTAACGTAGATAGGTGTTGCAAAGTATAATTCTCTGTTCATCTAAATGAAGGACCTCCAAACCACATAACAAGTGATCTTCTGATTCCTCTAGTAATTGGAACAACTCTATGTCTAATAAATGATGCAAAGAAAATAGCTTGTCCTTGTTTAGGTCTTGCAATTTTACCATCTGACATTAATTCAAGTCCACCACCTTCAAATTCAGATTCATGTGATAATAAACATGTCATAGATATTTTACGAACGGGTGGTTCTTTTGCACCATTAACATCTGAATCCATATGCCAGTCATAAAATCCACCAGCTGAATACTCTGTATATTGAGCTTGTTCTGTAATTTGCACTCCATCAAAACCAAAATGATTAGCATTGGTTCTTCTTATTTGGTTATCAATAATTTTATACATTTCAGGAAGTTTATTAAATGGGATCCAACTAATGTGAGAAGTTCTAACTTTTGTATCTATAGTTCCTCCTTCTTTTGAACCAACTTCTCCTAATTGCTTTGGTTCAGATTTTCCTGCATTTATAATCATTTGACATTGTTCTGGTGTAAACAATGGAGTTGTTGTTTCAACTATTAAAGATTTCCAACGGGGTTCTGTTATTATCATTATGCTCCTCTATTTATAATTGGGTTATAAAGTACATCACAATTTGCAGCTAGTGTTCGTCTAGTATCATTAGTTCCATTGAATGGATAAACACAGTGTCTCATATCATATGGAAATATATAAAAGTCTCTTAACTTCATCGGTGGTTGATAATCTACTTTTGCAAATTGACCAGAGGATGCTCCAAGTATTTGTAATCTTCCATTTTGAGGTGTTTCAGATGCTGAATATTCAACCCCATAAGTATTTGGTAATTTTAAAACCATAACAGAAGATAAACCTGTAAATATATTTCCTTGATGAATATGAACTGGATTATATTCATTAGCTTTCATTTCGTTAATCCATATTGAATTAATATGTGTTTTATAATCTATAATTTTATTAAAATCTAAATAATGATGAAATGCAGTTCTAAACCAATCTAATACATTTTTTGGAAATAGGTTATGTCTTTTCATTTTA